TATCTATTTTTTTCGGGGCTTGCATCAGACTAGACAACACCTGTGCAATTTGGTATAAAAAACAAGTAGGCAAATGTGCCTGCAATACTGTAACCAAAATGAGGACTAACATTATGAGTATTTCTAACACTGACATGACCATCGAATTCCAAGGCGCGGTAAATGCCGCCAATGACATTTTGGAAAACGAGTTACACGGCAAGGTGAAAGGCAATGAATTGCTAAAGGCCTTTAATGCCTGCTATCTGGTCGAGCCGATTAGCTTAGACGAATTCTATTTGGATTTGAGCGAAGCTCTTGGATACAAATATCGGCGCGATGGCGTGACCTATAACAAGGGCAAGCAAACGCTGAAAGAACACAGCAAAGCCCTCAAGGTTTACTTGAGCTATCTCAAGCGGGTCGAAAATATTCGGGCGGGCGACGATGAGAAGCAAAAGGAAATCATAAATAAAGACGCGCACGAGTGGACAGACATGACCACCCTACGCAATGCCTTGGATGATGCCGCAAAAGCAAAAAGGGAAAACCAGCCACAGGATATGTCCGCCCTTGCCGTTTCTAACCGTGATTTGGAAACGGGACAGAAATCTTGCGCCGCCCTTCTGAAGGCAGGCCATATTTCCGATGAGGAAATGGCTGAAGCAAACCAGCGCGCCGCCGATATCTTCACGCGGCTCGCCAATAAAGGCCTAAAGGCTCAAGAGAAAGCTGAGGCCAAGGCACAAGCTGAAAAAGAAAAGGCTGAAGCTGAAGAGAAGGCCGCAAAGGTAAAGGCCGATGCGGAAAGCAAGGTCGCCAAGGCCAAGGCAAGAGCCGATGCCAAGGTCGCCAAGGCCAAGGCTGAAGGCAAGGCCAAGGTCGCAGAGGCAAAAGCAAAAGCTAAAGAAACGGCCTAACCAGAACAAGCCCCCGCTGAGAAATCGGCGGGGGTTTTTTTGTGCCTGCCGTTGCACGGCACTATCATTCATTCATTACAAAACATGAGACTTTTTATCTACCGCTCCCACAGCCATTGACTGAGGGGGTGGGTAGGTGTAATATATACAGGTAGGCAAGTGTTTGCCTCAAAACCATTGGAAAAACGTTACAATGTAACGATTCCAACAATTACCAAACTGTAACAATGGGAGGTTTCTATGGGAAACTTACTAACTTTTATTGGCGAATTTCTGACGCTCGTTCTGATTTTCGCATTGGGCTGGGTGGCACTGGTTGTCGCCTATGCATTGGGGTACTGATAAGATGTTTCTTCTATTCTTTATCCCGTTCTGGGCAGTATGCACTGGCTGGATAGCTGGCCTCACTTTGTGGGGTTCAATTCATCTGGACTTCATGCCTGCTTGGTTTCTTGGTCTGCATTACCTGCTTTGTGCGGCAATGCTGATTCAACTTTTCTTGCTAATCAGGATGGCGCGGTCATGAGTGCCGCGCTTCCTAACATGCCCAAGGTTTCCACGCGAATGTCTGGAAAGCTTGAGGGAATACACGCAATCAATACCAACACGGTGACCAATGAGTTTTGCATAAAGCAAAAGGAAACCGACACAATCTGTGGGGACTGTTATTCGCACTACATGCTCGACACTTTCCGCAAAAACTGCCAGCCATCGTTCCAACATAACAGCGATGTTCTGTCTTCCCGCGTCTTGCATAGGCATGAATTGCCTCGCGTTACGGCGGCATTCTGTCGGTTTCACGCACACGGTGAATTGATAAACCATATTCACTTTATCAATTTTGTGAATATTGCCCGTGAGAATCCGCATTGCACCTTTGCGCTTTGGACTAAGCGGAAGGACTTCGTTTGGCAGGTGCTGGACGATGACCATCATTCAAAGCCGCCAAACCTCATTCTTGTCTGGAGCAATCCGCAAGTTGACAAGGTGGTGCAGTCCGTACCTCGACTGTTCGACAAGGTGTTTAACAATGTTGAGCATGACCCAACGCCACAAAATTGCACGGGTCAAAAGTGCATTGAGTGCCTGCGTTGCTACAAGCACGACTCAGACACTGACATCATTGTTGAGGTCAAGAAGGAAGGCAACGGGCGTGTACCAAAATCGTTACAATGTAACGGTTCTGGGGTGACCATAAATGTCTGAGGCCACCACAAAACCAAAAGACATTGAGGTGTTCTTGTCCAACTTCATGGGCAAGAGCAGGGAAAATACCATCGCACGGAATAAATGCGTTTCGTGCGGTGGTGAAGCGAATAACTTCCGCGATGCCTTATCGCGTAAGGAATACACCATCAGCGGCCTTTGTCAGAAGTGCCAAGACGAATTTTTTGGATTGGAAGAGGAGTAACCATGACCAAAGTAAATCAGGAAATAGATAAGGAAGATGTGTTTCTTTACCTTGATGCGCTCCGCGATAGCGGACAAATCAACATGATGGGTGCAAGACCGCATATCCAGCATAATTTCGATTTGGACAAGAAGGAAGCGACAGAGCTTCACATGGAATGGATGAAGGATGAAACACGCCATGCAAGTTGACATCAAAGCTTTAATTAAACGTATCCAGTCTGGCATGACAACCACGACTGATGCAGAGATTGTGCAGACGCTATGGGTCATGGCGACTGAACAAAACCTAGAGAATGCCGCAGAGGTTACTGGCGGTGTCCCCTACGAATTACTTTCACAGTAACCGTTACACTGTAACGATTGGAGACAAACATGTCGTTATTTGAAATCTGGAAACAACCCAAAACCGAAACCAACTCAGAGCCGCCTTCGGTTCAGGAAGAGGTCAAGCGTGTACTCGCCCAACCTCAACTGACCGTGCAAAGGCAGTCTGAGGAAACCATACTTAGTCTGGCAGACTTTGAGCCACAGGTAATCATGCCCGATATCCCTGTGCATAAGAAGTATGTACACATGCGAAAGCGTGGTGGCTACCTCGACAGTCCATTGACCAAGGCATTGAAAGCCCTTCGCCCTGCATACCAGCGGGGTGATGTGTGGGTTGGTGACTGCTTTGATATCCCGCATACCGTCATTCGGTCTGTGTCGGGTGACACAAGCTTCATCTACCTTTTGGCAAGAGAAGCAAATGTCAAAGTGACTGTCAAAAAGACAGCCAATGGTGACTATCGAGTATGGCGTATGCCAGACGAGGACTGTGTAAGCCATTGACAAATAACGATAATTTAGTAAAATAAGTATGACGGTTGGGCAGTGCTTTGGAGAAGGACGCTGTCCAACCGTTACATTGTAACGATTATGAGGAGTGCCAAGATATGGCTCGTAAAACTAACCCATTCGGCAAAAGCCGCAAATTTCAAAACAATACGGTGGAAGACCCGTATGCTATCTACAGAAACAGCCACGGTTGGGAATGGCGGGTGATGAAAACCTACCAGCATCCCGACAATGAGCGTGACAATCCATACGCACGTTGGTTCTGTGCTGTTAGTTCACCCATGACACACGGCTCTTATGACCTTGGTGATGTATATGTCAGCGACATTCTAGGTGACGGTCAGGGCAGGCTCAGTGCGTTCACCCCAGAGTGGCAATCCCACTTTTACCACCACCCTATTGATACAGATTATACGGTTGATGTGAGTAAGGTCAGCAAGGATGAGTCTGAGGATGTCTCAAGGCTACTCGAAGTCCTGTTTGCCGAACCAATCTTCGACCAAAAGGCGCACTAGTAGCTCCCAAGTAGTGCGTAGCCCCACAGTGGATTTCCCTCCTTTTCCCACTGTGGGGCATTTTTTTCGTTACACTGTAACGATTATGTAGGACTTACAAACATGAACATATTCTATCTTGACAAAACTTCAGAGAAAGCCGCTCTGTATCATTGCGACAAACATGTTCCCAAGATGATTTTGGAGACAGCCCAGATGCTGTCCACCGCCAAGCGACTGCTATGTCCCTCGCGGGACTATCATGCGTCGCTGGGTTCAGACATTTATCAGGCGGCATATCCTAACCATCCATCGACTAGGTGGGTGCGTGAGTCTATTCACAACTACACATGGGCGTACTGCCTGTACCTTGACCTGTGTACGCAGTATCGCAACCGTTTCGACAAAATCCATTCAGCGGAGAAGCTACGACCAGAGCTTGGTAAGCTTCCCGACCCCCCTAGTGACCACCCGTTCTACTCGAATCCGTGGTCTGAGCCACCCTTATGTATGCCTGACCAATACAAGGATGCACCCTCTTGTGTTGAGGCATACCGCGCCTACTACTTCTTCGAGAAGCAATCGTTTGCCTCTTGGGAACGGTGCGCCAAGGGTATGCCTGCTTGGTTCAAGAGCAGGCTTGAACTTCAACGAGAGGTGCAGAAAGGAGTATTCTCAGGTGAGCAACGTACACATACCCTTTAAGCCCGAAAAAAATGATGACGGGCGAAACCATCTTCTTAGTCTTTTTGAAGACGAAGAGACTGGATGTCTCGAAGTGGCGCATATCGTGGACGGGAAGATAGAAGGTGAACCATTTAGGTTCACTGGCATCACCCCCCTCTTAGAGATAATGCTTGATGCAATGGTCTGTAACTTTGACAGTTTCAGACGATTTGAAGTGAAGCTAGAACTTGTAAGTAGCAACGATAATAAGGACTAATCGACCCGATGAGTTTATATGTAAAACTACCTTTCTCCCGCGAACTCTTCGTGGAACGAACCACCAAATGCTTTTTTAGCTTAGAGTCAACTCAAACAATGTTATATAAAGATATTCAAGCCTGTTTATTCGGGCTACGAATTATCTGGAGCAAACCAAATGTCGAAAAACGCAGACAGCGAAACCGACTTAGACATTAAATGTCTACATAAGATTAGTAGTTTACTGAATGAGTTTCGTAAACTTGACAACGAAATGCCAATTCAGCAGGCACTAACTTTTATCTGGGTGGCTTTGAAAGAAGCCGATGGGGTTAACATCAAGGATGTATCGGATAACCTTGGCATCAGCCAAGCATCTGCCAGCCGAAATGTTAATGCATTTATGAAGATAAATCGGTACAGGCGCACGGGTCATGACTTGATTGAAACGCATGAAGACCCAATGCATCGAAGCCGAAAGCTTTGTAACCTCACCCACAAAGGCACATTGGTTAAGAAAACATTATTGGAGATAATGCAATAAAATGACAATCGTTCAGCGTGGTAATTCTTACCAAGCTTACGTTGCTCATGCATCCCAGAGACTACGGCGAAGTTTTAGAAGTAAAGCTGAAGCCGTGGCTTGGGAAGCATTGGCACGAGAAGCGTTAGAAAATGACAAGCCCGTACCAAATCCGCCTAAAAACGGTGTTGGAAACGGGTGGACACTGAGAGAAGCATTCAATCGAACCTTCGCCCTTCATTGGGAGGGCGGTAGGTCTGAGCGAATAATGCTCATCAACATGACCAAGGCGATGGATTTTTTTGGTCGCCAGAAGTTAATCACTGATGTAACCACATCAGATGTGGACGATTATATTCTCCACATGAAAGAAGCTGGGCTGTCGGGAGCGACCATCAATCGCCGCTTGGCAGTCCTCAGTAAAACCTTCAGGGTTGCGCGGGAGTATGACAAATACGCTGGTAACATCGTATTCAGAAGACAACGTGAGGGTGAACACCGCCTACGTTGGCTGGATGACGATGAAATCAGTCGTGTTGTATCGACTTCTGGCAACCTTGGATACGCAAACCTACAGGATGCCATCGTTGTGTCACTGGACACAGGGGTGCGTCAGGGTGAGCTAGGGCGTATCAAAGCCCATGACCTCATACCCGAAGGGCTTATGGTATGGGAAAGCAAGAATGATGTAGCCCGAACAATCCCTCTGACCTCACGTTCCAGAAAAATCATGGAGCGCAGGAAAGACGGTGGAAACAATCTGCTGTTCAAAGAGGGATACTCACGCTCTGCGTGGGACAGAACCCGCACCAAGGCAGACCTTGGCGAAGACGTAGTGTGGCACACCCTGCGCCATACCTTCGCCAGTCGGTTGGTACAAAAAGGGGTGGCTCTTCAGGTCGTTAAAGAGTTGATGGGACACAAAACTATGGCTGTGACCATGCGCTATGCCAAGCTTGCGCCTCGCAATCTGGCAGACGCAATCTCCATGCTTGAACAATAGCATGATTGTGGCGTAAAACGTGGCATAGGTGTGGCGAGCGTGGTGGAACTGGTAGACACAAGGGACTTAAAATCCCTCGCTATTTCAATGGCTTGCGGGTTCGACTCCCGCCGCTCGCACCACCCTTAAAAACTAAAGTCCAACCAATACCAGACTGCATATTCCCGAAACACTAGACAAATCAAACCGTTACATTGTAACGCTTTTTAACGACAACACATATGCCGAAGCGTAAGACTTACACTATGATGTGCCACATAATGGACACTATAGATGTATTAGGAAACGTAGGTAGTAGTACCCTGAAGGAAACCTATAGATGGCTGTTAAGTACATCCTAATTGTATTCCTAGAAATGCAGAACGGCATTCACCCTGTTGAAGCTCAACTGGACATGTCTGCGTGGGACTGCATGAGAACTGCTCTCAAGATAAACACTGAAAGCACAACTGGCAGAATGGCGGTCTGTATGCCGCTTGCCAAAGGAGACTAGATGAAACTCATTGAACAACAGTACGAGTTAGAAAGTGAGATGCGCTCAACAGGCGTTGAGTATTACAAATCTCAAGTAGCCAAAGCTGTAGCCAGCGGCGGTGAAAGCAACACCCTTTATGGCATTCTTGCAATGAAGCAGTCTGTGGATGCCGTCACCGAAGCCATCAGGGTGTTCCTTGATGACAGCTTCAACGGAAAACCAAGTCGTGGAGCGTCTTCGGCATATTTGCTCAAGATGCTAGACGAAGAGGTAGCCGCTTATCTTGGCCTCAAGTTTGTGATGGATGGTATTAGCCACCAGCACTCTCTGACCAAAGTCGCAATGAAGATTGCTGGAGCTTTAGAAGACGAGTTTAAGTTTGGCTGTTTCAAGGAACAAGAACCGAAGTGGTTCAACAAGATTGCCCGTGATGTAAACAAGCGAACATCTAATCGCCTGTATCGGCGGTACGCAATCATCCACACGATGAACAAGAAAGCCCTCATCGAATACGAGCCGTGGACAAAGCAGGAGAAGATGCACTTGGGTTGTAAGGTCATCGACCTGATTATCCAATCTACAGGCATCTGCAAGCTCGTCACGCATACCTACGGGCGTAACCGTAGGATGCTCCACGTTACAGCTACCGATGAAACGCTGGACTGGGTGAGCCGTGTGAACAAGCGCAGTGAGGCTTTGTCGCCTCGCTTCATGCCTTGTGTCATCCCGCCGCGCCCGTGGTCATCCCCATTCTCTGGTGGATACCACAGCAATCACATCCACCCGCTTCCGCTGGTCAAGACAACCAACAAGCGTTACTTCGATGAACTTGAGTTTCACGAGATGCCAGAGGAATATGATGCTACCAACGCATTGCAGAACACAGGTTGGCGGGTGAACCAATGGGTACTGGACGTTATGCAACAGTGCTGGGAGTCTGGCGAGGACTGGGGCGGTCTACCAGCCCGTAATCCGTTCCCACTGCCCCCATCGCCCTTTCCCAACATCAAGAAGTCGGACATGGACGAAGCCCAGCTTGGTCGTTTCGTTCAATGGAAACATGCGGCCTCTCGTGTGCATCAGGCAAATGCGCGGATGACCAGCAAGCGGATGCAACTGGTGCGGACGATGAACATGGCTGAAAAGTTCAGTGAGTATGAGAAGTTCTTCTTCGTGTACCAAATGGATTTCCGTGGTCGTAAGTATGTGACCAGCAGTTTCCTATCGCCCCAAGGCCCAGACTATGCTCGTGCGTTGCTGGAGTTTGGCGAGGGGAAACCGTTGGGCGATAGAGGCCGCTACTGGCTGGCTGTTCATGGCGCGAATGTCTTTGGTTACGACAAGGTGTCCTTTGATGACCGCGTGGCGTGGGTCGAAGAGAATGAAGAAAACATACTGGCCTACGCCCGTGACCCATTTGCGGCGCGGGAGTGGACTGACGCTGACAAGCCTTGGTGCTTCCTAGCGTTTTGCCATGAATGGAAGCGGTGCGTGGTCGATGGTGGGGTCAGCTACCTACCTGTGTCCCTTGACGGCTCTAACAACGGCCTACAGCATCTCTCAGCCATGCTCAGAGATACCCGTGGTGCGCTTGCAACGAACCTGCGAAACTCAGATGTGCCACAGGACATCTACCAAGACGTAGCGGATGCTGTGATTGACATGCTGAAGCGTGAGGATGACCCGATGGCTCGTGAGTGGTTGGACTTTGGTGTCAACCGCAAGACAACCAAGCGGCCTGTGATGGTCGTGCCATACGGGGGACAGTTGTACTCGACCCGCCAGTATATTGAGGATTACATTCAAGAGCGTATTGAACTGGGTCATACCAACCCGTGGGGCGATGACCTGTTCGAGCCTAGCCGATACCTGTCGGAGTTCGTTTGGCAAGCCATTGGCGGTGTCATCCAGTCGGCGCGTCAAGTGATGGACTGGCTACAGGAAGTAAGCTATCTTGTGTCCTCTGAAAACATTCCCCTTATCTGGGAAACCCCGACTGGGTTTCTGGTACACCAGATGTATCCAGAGATGCGTTCACGGCGTATCACAACCACAATCGACAACACGCTCATCAAGCCTAGCTTGCGTGAGCCAAATCACCAGAAGACTGACCGCCGAAGGGCAGTCAATGGAAGCAGTCCGAACTTCGTGCATTCGATGGACTCGTCAGCAATGACCAAGACCATCAACCGATGTGTGAAGCTGGGCATCAAAGACTTTGCGATGATTCACGACAGCTACGGTACACACGCTTGTGATACCGACCAGTTGTTTGCGGCGACTCGTGAAGCCTTTGTGGAGTTGTATCGTGACAACGATGTTTTAGAACAATTCCAAAAAGCGGCGGGAGAGGTGCTTGAAGAAGTACCTACACCACCGCAGAGGGGCGACTTCAGCATTGAAGAAGTCCTAAAAAGCGATTACTTTTTCGCTTAGTTATCCACTTTGGTAATATACACCTTTGTGGACATTATAGATGTCATGAACCGTTACATTGTAACGATTTTGTCGAAATGGAGAAAAAAAGACAAATGGCTAACACAGTAACTACGCCGCTAGGCACGGCTTATTATGCCTACATCTTCACACCTGATACGAAATTTGACGAGAACGGTGTGTACCAAGTGAACCTTCGCATGTCGAAGTCAGATGCCAAACCCTTGGTCAAGGTTATCGACAACACCATCGAAGAAACGATGGAAGCCTCTACATCCAAAAAGAAAAAGCTTGCACCCAAGCCTTACTTCAAAGCCACGGATGCCGAAGGCAATGAGACTGGCGAGATTGAGTTCAAGTTCAAGCAGAAGGCAGTCATTAAAACCAAAAAAGGTGACATGAAAATGCAACCCAAGGTTTTCGATAGCAAAGGCAAGCCGCTTGTCGAGCAGATGCTTGTAGGCAATGGCTCACGCATCAAGATTGCATTCGAGCCTTATGGGTATGATGTCGCCAGTATTGGTATCGGAGCATCTCTACGCCTGAAGGCTGTCCAGATTGTTGACCTCGTGAACGCAGAAGTCGGTGGATTCGGCTTCGGTGAAGAGGACGGCAACTTCGTTGTTGAAGCAAATAATAATAATGACAACACGAGTGAAAGCGATGACGAAGAAGAAGACATCTTCTCAGAAGAAAACGAAGAAGACGGCGACTATTAAGTTCCGTTCTAAATTTGAGGAAACGGTAGCAGAAGCTCTGGGAAAGGTTTGTCCTGATTACGAATACGAAACAATGCGTATTCCGTACATCGTGGAGCGAAACTACAACCCAGACTTCATCCTTCCCAATGGTATTATTTGTGAAGCTAAAGGTTATTTCAAATCTGCTGACCAGCGCAAACACAAGCTCATCAAAAAACAGCATCCCGAAAAAGACATTCGGTTCGTGTTTCAGAGAGCTTCTGTGCGTGTTCAAGGTAGCAAACTCACCTGCGCCGAATGGTGCGAGAAGTTTGGATTCCTGTATGCAGAAGGAGAAGTCCCCGAAGAATGGACTCTGGAGAAAAACCAAAATGGCTAAAAGAAAAGATACTGACTACATCATCATTCACTGCTCTGCCACACCCCCGTCTATGGATGTGGGTGCGAAGGAGATTGATAAATGGCATCGCCAGCGTGGCTGGAGAAAAATCGGATACCACTTTGTCATCACCCGCGATGGAGACATTCAGCAGGGCAGAGAGCTAGACGAGATTGGCGCACATTGCCGTGGACTGAACTCCACGAGCGTGGGTGTCTGTCTCGTTGGTGGTGTCAATGCGGAAGGCGAACCCGAAAGTAATTTTACCGATAAACAATGGGCAAGCCTCGAAGAGTGCATCAAAGACTTACTACTTCCATATGCACATGCGGAAGTGACAGGTCACAACAAACACTCGTCAAAAGCTTGTCCCTCATTTGATGTGGAACAGTGGTGGAAAGAAACGATAGCGAGTTCGTTCAGCATGTAGCTTGCCCAAGTTGCCCATCGTCAGACGGCTTTGCGCTGTATTCTGACGGTCACGGTTACTGCTTTGTGTGTGGCTACCACTCGAACAGCGGCTTCACGCCTAGCAAACCGAAAGAAACTAAATTGACGAACCTAATTGAGGCGGGTGAACCCCGCGCACTTAAAAAGCGACAGTTGTCGCTGGAGACATGTAAGAAATGGAACTACGCAGTTTCAACTTACAATAATCAGACCGTTCAAGTAGCTAATTACACGGACGCTTCTGGGAGCATTGTCGCTCAGAAACTACGCTTTCCCAACAAGGACTTTTTGTTCCTTGGAGACAGCAAGCAGGCTGGCCTGTACGGGCAGAGCCTGTGGCGGGACGGCGGCAAAATGGTCACCATTACCGAAGGCGAACTTGATGCCTTGAGCCTATCGCAGGCTATGGGCAACAAGTGGCCTTGCGTGAGCATCAAGCGCGGCGCGGCAGGAGCTAAAAGAGACATCCAAGAATCTCTGGAGTGGCTCAACAAGTTTGAGACTGTCGTTTTTATGTTTGACAATGATGACGCTGGTCGCAAAGCGGCGAAAGAATGCGCGGCACTGCTCCCACCAAACAAGGCCAAGATTGCTCAGTTGCCCCTGAAGGATGCCAGCGAAATGCTGGTGGCAGGCAAGGTGGACGAGCTTATCAACTGCATGTGGGGTGCAAAAGAGTTCCGACCAGATGGCATCCTGAATGGTGCTGACCTTTGGGACGTTGTGACCCGCGAAGACAATACCAAGTCGTTTCCATACCCTTACGATGGGCTGAACCAGAAGACCCTTGGGCTACGGCGTGGAGAGATTGTCACGGTGACTGCTGGGTCTGGCATAGGCAAGTCACAGTTATGTCGTGAGTTCGCTCACTACTTGCTGACCCAAGGCGAAACTATTGGCTATATCGCCCTCGAAGAGAGTGTGCGCCGAAC